ATTGATCTGTGTAAACGTATTGCATATCATGGGTATTTAATTTCAGATCATCATGATATTGGATTTGCAGATGTTCAAAAGTACTATGATGTTTATGCGTTTGATAATCCTATGTTCTATCAAACAAGTTCTAATGGGACTGATAAACCTTTAACATCATATCCTTCATTTGAGTTTATGACTCTAGATAAAAGATTTTGGTTACCTTTGAGGATTAAAGAATGAAAAGTTTAGTTACTGGTGGATGTGGATTTATTGGATCTAATCTTGTAGATTGTCTTGTAGAACTTGGGCATGAAGTTGTTGTGATTGACAACCATAGTTCTGATTCTCATTTTTTCAACAAACGATATCCTTTTAAAAATGAAAACGTAGAATATCATAAATTTGATGTTTGTGATTATTTTAATACCAGACTGTTATATGAAGGTGTTGATTATGTATTTCATCTTGCAGCAGAGGTAAGGATACCATCTTGTATAGAAAATCCAGTCAAAGCAATTAGAACAAATGATTTAGGAACTTGTACAGTTTTGCAATGTTCTAGAGATGCAAAGGTTAGGAAAGTTATATACTCTTCTACTTCTGCCATATATGGTCTTAAGAACGAGTTGCCCAATGTTGAAACACAACCAGATGATTGTTTAAATCCATACTCAGTATCTAAACTGAATGGAGAAAGACTCTGTAAAATGTACACGGATCTTTTTGAATTGCCTACCATAATGCTTAGATATTTTAATGTTTATGGTGAGAGGCAACCTCGTAGTGGGCAGTATGCACCTGTCATAGGCATCTTTGAGCATCAGAAACTTTCGAGTGAACCACTAAGTATATGTGGAGATGGAAACCAGAGTAGAGATTTTGTTCATGTGAGTGACGTGGTAAACGCTAACGTTATGGCAGCAATATCTAATTCTGAACCAGAAGCATATGGTGAAGTTTACAATGTTGGTTCGGGTGTTTCATATACCGTGAATCAAATTGCGGATATGATATCAGACTTTCAATGTAATATTGCTCCACGAAAAGGTGAAGCGAGAGAAAGTCTTGCAAATGTTGATAAAATACATGAAGCATTTGGGTGGAGACCAAAAGTAAACCTTATTGAGTGGATGGAGAAAAATCATGGAAAAAAATAAATCGCTTTATAAGTTAAAAGGTCTTCCACCAATTTATTATATTAATTTGGATGGAGAACCAGGAAGAAAAGAAAGTATTGAGAATCAATTTAAATATTGGGAGATAGAAAACTATACTCGTGTCTCTGCTTATGATGGTCGGGAAGATGATTTGAGTGATATTCTTAAAGGAAGATATCCTCAGATGATGAGCTCTGGTGAAGTTGGTTGTACTACTTCACACTTGAAAGCACTTAAAATGTTTTTAGAAACAGAGGAACCATGTGCATTGATTGTGGAAGATGATGTTGATATTGATATTGCTAGGTATTGGAATTTTACTTGGAAAGAATTTTATTCCAAAATCCCATATGATTGGGATGTTGTTCAGTTGGCAATTATTTGTACTGGAAATTTATATGTAAAACTACATCGTAGATTTGTTAATGATTTTTCTACTGCTGCTTATTTGATTACTAGACATCATGCTCAAAAATTAGTAAGGCATCATGTTCGTGAGGAAAAATATAAACTTGATAATGGTGTAAAACCAAGAGCAGTTGCTGATGATTTGATTTATAACACTGGAGTTACATATGCTATACCTTTGTTTTTATACAGAATTTCTTTGGGATCATCAATTCATCCAGAGCATGTAGATTACTTTCATAAAGCAAGTCATGATGGGTTGAAAAATTTTTGGACGCAAAATGGATGCAATGTTGATATTGCAGGTTTGATGGATTATGATCCATATCTTGGAAGGGTAACAGAGAGCGATAAGTAGGTATAAAGTACTACAATCTTGCCTTGACAAATTTTTTACATTACTATATAATATGTAAAGATTTACAACATTAGGTAAATGACTGTAACGACCAACGAATTTGGCCAACAAAATTTATTTGCTAAGGAGCCACAGATGTATGTCTCCAAGACTGACGCTGAGCGTTATGGATATGAGACGTATGCTGAGCGTGCGGAGAAGTTAAATGGACGCACTGCTATGCTTGGATTTGTTGCTGCTGTTATTTCTTATGCTACTACTGGTAGTGTATTTTTCTTTGGCGCTTTCGGATTCTGATTAATGCTTGAACTTCTTACTTATTATGTGATCTCTGGTGCTCTCATCATTGGAGCACCTGCAGTCTTCTTTCTCATTGCCTTCATGCCTGCTCTTCAGAATACGAAGGGTCGTATGGTTGGATATAAGGACCACAAGCAATATGGAGATTCTTCTATTTATGAGAACTCTCCAAGCGATCAATCTAAGTTTTACCTGGAACTTCCTGGGTAATATATACGTTAGATAGATTGTACAAATATGCCAGATCCAAACGCCCTTTATGAGGATATGCAGAAACTCGACGATATGTATGAAGAGTTACTGTGGCATCCTGACGATGAGTTACAATTTACTCACGATGGTCAAAAGATCATCATTATTAACAAAACTTTGGAGAACCAACAATGAATGAAACCGCAGAACGTATTAATGGACTCGCAGCTATGATCGGTGTTATTGCCGCTATGGGTGCTTACGCAGTGACAGGACAAATCATCCCAGGTGTATGGTGATGTTAGTTATCGCAGCATCACTTCTAGGTGCTTTTATACTAGCAGCAGTTTTCACTGATGATGTTGATGATGACGATGACTTTGGTGGTGGTATGTTGATTCCAGCACATAACCCTGTATAATTGAAGGTCTCTCTATATAATGTGGAGAGACCTTTTTTTTATGCCTAAGAATCAATTGAATAAGGAAGAAATGTATGTGCGTGTTCTGAAATTAAAAACAATGGTAGATGATGAAGGTTCAGATGTGTGGCAGGGTGAACGAAATTTGGCACACAAGTATTTAAATAAGGTCTTAGATATTATCAATGAGTATCGTTATTGACTAAATAATCTTATCCCGCTAGAATGCGGACGATCACCCAAGACAGAATACTTGACAATATCTCTTTAGCCTCGTAATGTAGTAGACTGTTGTTGGAAAACAATTTACAAATATGACACATTTAACAAGGGATGTGTTAATCAAGAAAATCGTAGCCAAGGAAATGGTAGGTTGCGATGGCACTGATTACATCCAATCTCTCAAAAATGCGTACCATAAATGGGAACACGAATCAAGTGATGTTCTCTGTAAAAAATACAATCAAATAAATCACACAAACATATCAGTAGAGATACTTGATCCATAAATAATTTTGCCTTGCTCTTTCAATATGGAATCCGCTCCAAAGAAAGAGGAAACCAAACAGAATAAATTTGACTGGGCAGACGAAGGTCTGTCGGCATTGGTGCGCGTTGTTATTCTTTCGTGGTCTGCAGCAATACTCACTTTAAATTATGTGACTATTCCTGGTGTTCCTCAAAAGAATATTGACCCAACATTTATAGCCAGTGTGTTCACCGGAACTTTAGCTACGTTCGGGGTTGTTCCTGCTAAAAAGGATAAAAAAGAAGAAAAGAAACCTGAACCAGAGAAAAAAGAAAAGGTGGATTAAAGTTAGGGATTCCTAATAATAAAATTAGTAATAAAGTCTTACCATAATAGATAGTGTAGCGATAAGAAAAACTTAATGAAGTTTCTATTAGCAGTTTTAGCTACACTATTTTTTGCTGCTCCTGTATGGGCAGTAGATGTACAGATGGGTTCTGGTGGGAATCTAGTATTTGATCCTTCTGAGATAACCATCTCTGCTGGAGAGTCTGTACATTTTGTCAACAATATGCTTCCACCACATAACGTAATTATTGAAGATCATCCAGAGTTAGGTCATGAAGCCCTGGCAATGATGCCTGGAGAGGAATTTGATGTTGCATTTCCTGAGGCAGGTGACTATACTTTCTTTTGTGGACCACATAAAGGAGCAGGTATGATTGGTACAATTCACGTTAATTAATGGATAAAGATCAAAAAAGAGAATTTTACAAATCACTTAGGGAAAGAATCAAACAACTTAGGATGGAACATTTATTTGAAGAACCATGCCCACTGTATGAACCAGACTGGGAGGAAGAAGACAATGAACACTTTTAATACTTTAGTTTTGGATATTACAGTTGCTATCATTGATTTCTTATATAAGGGGAGAGACTATCAAAGGTTTTGGGTGCTTGAGGAAATTGCTCGCGCACCCTATTTTGCTTTCCTAAGTGTCTTACATTTTAGAGAAAGCATGGGACTACGTGGTCCTGAGCATATAGATCTAATGGAGGAACATTTTGCTCAAACTCTTAACGAAACGGAACATCTGGAATACATGGAAAGTCGGGGCGGTAATGCTTATTGGATTGATCGCTTATTCGCCAAATCTCTTGTACTTATCTACTATTGGGTCAACGTGGTTTATTATTGGGTGGCTCCTCGCTCTGCTTACCACCTCTCCTATGAAGTAGAAATACATGCTGCAGTTACATACTCTAAATATCTTGCAGAAAATGGTCCAGATGAAAAGATCCTTGAAATTTTGAATGATGAATTAGAACACTCTAGAGAATTAGAATTAGCAATGGAGAAAATTAAATGAAAGTTGGAATTATTGGACTTGGGCGGATGGGTGAAGGCATGTCCCGCCGTATGATCAAAGCAGGTATCGAAGTACATGGTTATCGCAACAATGTTAAAAAAGCTGAGGAACAATATGAGAAGGGTTATATCAGTGGATATACCACTTCTCTGGAAAGCCTTGTTCAAGTAGTACACAATGGCACAGGTGTATTTGGTGATACATCAAAATCTCCTGGAGTCTTTATGATGGTAGTACCTGCAGAAACAGTAGAGGACACACTAGATGAGTTATTACAGTTTTGTAGTGAGGGAGATATTATTATTGATCACGGCAATAGCAATTTTAAGGACTCTCGCCGCAGGGCAGACAGGCTTGCTAAATTGGGCATGTCATATATTGACTGTGGCACTAGTGGCG